ATTAGCATTTAATTGTCCACTTAGTGTTGAGACACCAGTTACCGAAAGACCACCAAGAGTAGTTATGCTATGTGGGGTATTGATAAAGTTTGAATAATTTGAGATCGCATTACCCATACCAGCGTGAGCAGAGCACTGATAATATAAAACAATTGGTGTTAGATCCGTAATGGTAATTTCAACAAATGCGCCAGCATTACCAGCAGTTCCAGTTGTTGTTACATTAGTGGTGTATTGAGTTGTTTTATCTGCTTCTAGGTAAAAACGAAGTGGATGAGAACTATTACTACCGTCTGCTTGGTCAAAACGATATGTTTTTCCAGGTAACAATGTAATAAATGGAGACTCTTTACCATCAATAAAGTATCCGTGAGAAGATCCAGATCCAAAGTAACGATGATTTGATGTTTTATTTGCAACGGTGACAATAAATGTTTCTGTTTCAGAACTCGCAGCACCAACAAGTGCTCTATAATTAGAAAGTTGTTTAGCAGTGGCAATACCAGTAAAATTGGCTTGTGTTCCAAGAAGTGATGATGAGAAAGTGGAGACTCCTGAGACAGTTAATGCATCAATATCTGCAGTGCCATTTATGAATAAATCTTTCCACTGCTTTGAAGATGATCCTAAACTAAAAAGATCGTCTGTCGTTGGAATGAGGTTTGATGCAAATTCTCCTCCAACTACAACATCATCAGTGTCCGCATCACCAATACTAATTGTTCCGCCACGGAATGTTACAATACCTATAAATTCAGATTGACCAGCAACAAATAGGTTGCCAGTAATAGTTGTTGCACCACCTACCTTTAGGTCACTAGTTACAGTAGCTACTCCAGTAACTGCTAGTACACCACCAACATATAAGTTCTTTTCAACACCAACACCACCATCGACAATAAGGGCGCCCGTATCAACACTGACTGATTGAGTTGTGTTAGAAATTGTAGTAATACCTGAGATATCAACAGCACTGTTAATATCTACCTCTGTAGTATTAAATGTTGCAATTCCTGAGAAAATTGGGTTCGCTGAACCACTACCCCAAGTTAAAACTCCACTTCCATTATTTGTAAGAACACTATTTGCAGCGCCTTGAGTTCCAGGAAAAGTATAAGTTAAATTTGAAGAAAGTGAATCTGGAGATTTAAGAGCAATGTAATTATCACCATTGCTACTTCCTTCAACGATTCTAACAGAACTTCCGACCGTTGTTGTCTCTCTTTCCCAATAACGATGAGATCCGAAGAACTTATTATTTGCTAATACGTTATCTAAACCAACATATAAATCAAATTTATCAGTCGTAAAACCAGGTTCACCTGCTTTCAGAGCTGGAAGATTACTAAAGACACCTCTTTTAATCTGTAATACGGGTGCAGCCATCTCTTAAATTTTACCTTTTATTTTATTTATCTATTTTATAAGCTATTAAAAAGTTCCTGCATCGTAGGAATCATCATCCACAGTATCCGCTAAATCAACTATTTGACTTGCTGGAACATGAATATAAGTTTGAGTTGCAGAATTATATATTAAAATTGTATTATTCGCTCTTGCAGTTGTATCAATATCTGTGGCGATTTGTGCAAGATTTCCTGTGGTTCCTTTTCCAGATGCAACAACTTTAATTGCATTTTGTTGTTGACCTACACTAACTCTGATTTCTGCCATTAGCGAGTAACTCCCTCTCTAACTAAAACCATTCCCTCTACCACACGACTCATTACATTAGATGGGTCAGTAAGAATTACATCATAAACATATCTGCCAGATTTTAAAGATGCTGTTGTAGTTGTTGAAAGTCCTATTTGTATTTTTCCTGTGGAAGCATCGTAAATAGAGGCAGTAAAAGTTGTTACTCCAGTTGCTCCAGCGTGTTTACGCATTTGAGCTTTAACACTATAATTAGTTAAATTCAAAGCAGAATTTGTGTTAACATCATCAAGCGTAAAAACTTGATTAAAGTTAACACCAGAATTAACAACAATATTACTTACATAAACTGCCATTTGTCAATTAGACTTTCAAACTATTTATGTTAGACTAATTCCTTAGAGAGGGAAGATACAATTTCTTGTTGTCTTAAATAGAGTTTAAAATATGCCTTTGCAACTAGTTTAAGTTCATCAATGTTCAATTCTTCAACCATTCTGACATACTTTTCATATTCAAACATTTTATCAACTGATTCAAGACTAATTTGATCTGGATCCATTAATAATCTCCATGAGTAAGGACTTTATTTCGTCTATATCTTTTTTTAATTCTGCAATCTCCTCTTTTTGTTGTTTTCTTTCAGATCTTAGTCTAATATACTGATTGTATTCGTTTGTATCAATATTTACAATTGCACCAGATTGATCCCGATACAAATTTTTATGCCCCTCAACTCTTTGCATATCAAGCGAGTGCAATCACTCTAAGATCTTTCAATCTTGGTGCATACGCTTCATTTGTTCCATTCATAACAATTTTAATTCTAAATCCAGTAAACTGATTTAGATTATCAACACTAAACTGATACTCTCTAAATTCATCATCTTGACTTGCTGGAACAACCGCATCTGGTCTACCACTATTACGAGTTGAATCAATAACAGTGTCTCCAAATCCATCACCATTAGTATCTTTTAAATTATCATATCCTGGGAACAATTCAAACGATTGTTCAACTTCTAAGGAGTCTGCTCTAAAAAGTTGATAAAGAACTCTAAAGTCTGCAGAGGAGTGTCTATAAGCACCCACAAGAACCTTTAATGAAGAAGCAGGTTGCTTGAGATCTATTCTACCAGTGAGGTATACTGCAGCGTGTGGATCTGTTCCAGATACTAGATTAGATCTTCCGTCATATGCATAATCTCCAACTGGTCTGTTAATTCTATTTCTGATAAAGTCTACAGTGGTTTTATCCACATTAATTACTGGTGAGAGGTTTGGATCCCCAGATGTCATTGAGAGACCAATTGTAAATGATTTATTCTTTGGAAGAGTTGTTAATCTTGTAGTCTCATTAATTCTAGATGCAACTATTCTTGTTGAAGAAAGTTCATTAAGATTATTAATTTCTACAGATTCATATCCTTGATCAATGAAAGAAATCTCTGACCCACTTGCACTTGTTCCAGAAACAGTTCTGATACTTGCAGAAATTTTAGTATCTTCTCCTGGTGTGAATACTGTAAATGAGGGATTAATTGCATTGAACTGAATATTTTTACTAGCAAATACTCTTGATCCTCCAAGATAATTTTCATCAGTGAAACTAAGTTGACTATCACCACTTGATCTTCCTGAACGATCTATCTGTAAATAATACTTATCAAGATCTTTCATAGATGATAAAGTAGCGTCAGATGGCATATTGTGTTGAGTATTAATCCTTGTAAGAGATACACCGTTTAGTTCGTAACTAAAGATTTTATCTCCAATGGTGTGAGTTCTTTTCAATGACCCATCAACTCCTCGTGTCCCAATTCCAAGAGTGCCAGCGCCAGCAGCACCAGCAGTTATTGAAGTATAGTAAATGATCTCATTATTTACTTTTAAATACCCTCTAGATGTTGAAATACCTTCAAAGGTTCCAAAGATAGATGTATTGGCAACTGAGATTGTTGCATCACTTAAACCAATTGATGCATTTAAAGTTGTTGGAATTGTATTTGGTTCAACGTCTGAGATCGTTATTACATTATTCACTGCTTGCATTCCATGACTATATTGTGTAACTTCAATGACTCGCCCATCATTTAAAGATCCAATTTGAGAAGATGATAAAATATCAGTATTTGCATAAGAAACAGCTGTATTACTTGTATAAACTACAAGATCTTGACCAGAAGTAAACTCTTCCCCTTTTACATTTGTAAGATACAGTGTATCAAATCCATTTAAAGATGATACTGAAATTTGAGCTCCGGATCCTTTAACAACACTACTAGTTGTAATACCTAAAATATCTCCAGCAACATAACCATTTCCAGAATTAGCAATGGAAACAAATTGAACAGTATTGCTAGTCACTGTGACAATACCTGTGGCACCAGTTCCAGAACCTGTTATATTGTAAAGTGGAACACCACTATATGTACCATTTTCATAACCACTACCAACTCTTGCGGTTGATAAACCTCCAACTGCAATTCTACCGCCAACTCTTTCAATAAGTCCACTTGGACCAGGTTGAGTTCCTTCACTGACTTTTCTACCGACAGTAAGAATAGAATTCATTGTTGTAGTTGTAGTGATTCCAACTTTTAGTTTTCTTGGTAAAGTTCTAATTGGATCTTTGGTTAGATTTCCAATATTTGAATCATTCGTTACGATACTTGGATTATAGAAATATGCTACTGCAGGATTATTTTTATTTGTAATGAAATTTGCTTTATAAAGTTTAAACTTCATATCTTGGAACTGATTTGCTGTCCAAATTGTCCCGTTTTGAGATTTAAATAGACTTCCTCCAGTATATTGTTTACCAACTACAACACTTTCAGCGTCAGGTAAGGTGCTGGTATTAATAGTTTTATCACCCATTTGAGCGATCCAAACTTCATATTGATCTGATGAAGGAGCAAGAAGAACTAACGCATATTCCGTATCGGGAGATAAGTAAATTGGAGCTGGGAAAGTTATTCTTGTGGCAACTGATGCATCTTTAGACGTATTAATTTGACTTGGTTCTAGAGTAACTTGTGAATTTTCATCAACTAGATCTCTTGTTGGAGTTCCAAGTTCAACAGTTCTAATTTGTGCTGTTATTTTTTCTAATGGATCTTTATTTGCAAAGAATACATCAACAGAAGTTAAGAAAGCTCCTGTTTCATCAACAGTAAAAGATTGTGCAAGAGGATCATAAAAAACTGTAACTCTTGTTTCTTGAAATACCTCTAAAATTCCACTTGTTTTATACGTTGCTTCCGCACTACTAATTAAAAGACTTCCAGGTAATGGTGTTTCGTTAGTGGAACTTGAAGTAAGTTTAAAAGTAGATGTTCCAGTAGTAAACCGTACAATTGGTGGAGGTGTTGTAAGAGGATTTCTAAAAAAGAAACAACCTTGAGTATCACCAAATGTATCGCTAATCAATCTAATATTAGAAACTGATGCTTGGGCTCCGCTAGTTTCACCAACTAAAACAGTTCCAATGGTTACTAATCCACTAAATTTTCCTAAAACTTCTTCAGATAGAGAATTTATATCTACATTTAGAACTGTAGAGGATGCTGAATATGATGAAGGTAAGGTAACTGCTTTATTATATGGATTTAAACTATATGTTGTTGTTGGAGAACTTAAATTGCCAGTTTTATGATTTGGTTGAGCGACTTTTGCAGTAAAAATATTTTCAGATCCAACAAATCCTCTAACTGTTTCCCCAATTGTAAATATTCCAGAAGTCATTGTAATTTCAATTAATTTGGGAATGATATCAATTCCAGTGCTACCATCAAAGAATGGATAATATCTAGTGAGAGGTTTTAATGATAATGATTCAAATTTGACATTTCTTGAACGAATATAAACTTCAGGTTCTGAAGAAATTTTAACAATCTCAGTCCAAGAACTTTCAGAATAAGTGCCAGTTGTGCCACCAAAATATCTTCTTGATCCACCATCAATGGTAATGGTTCTTACCCAACTATCAGATGAAGGTGACAATTTAATACTTCCTTTAAAGTCGATCATATTAAATGGATTGACATTTTCAACTTTAGAAGCAAGTGGTTGTTCGATCCACCCTTTTTGAGCATACTTTAGTGTAATTAGATTTCCTGTTTTTTGAACATTGGAATCCAATAGTTGAAGATTTGCAGAAAAATCAGCAGTATCAGTATTAATTGATGGATCTAATGAAATTTCTGGTTTAAGTGAAAATGCATCTGTTGCAGTAATTAATTCTGAAACATTAGTATCAATTGCAACTGTGGAAACATTAGGATCAAATCTTTGATTGTCTCTAAAATCATCAACAAAGAACCCAGATTTAAATCTGTCTAATCCATCAGCATCTCTAACTTGAAAAGTTTTAGTATCAAGTTCAAGTAGAGATAAAGAAGTTAATGTTTCAAGAGTCTCTACTCTATTTTCAATTTTACCAATATCTCTCATAGTATATCTTCTATTATCTACAAGAGTAATCTTTGCATCTTTCACATCATAAAGATATGCTGGCAACTTAATGGTTGCTAAATCCATTGCCTCTTCTACATTTGTAGGAACTTTAGGATGTGGTGCAGATATACCCTGAATCACACTAAAGTTTCCTAATTTATCTAAAACTACTTTATCAATTCTTGGTAAATAATATTCATAACCAATCAAAGAACTTTCTAGTGGTGTAAGCACTAATGATGGATTAGTTCCTGTTGTTCCAAATGTTCTGCTTCCAAATGCAAATGGTGAAGAAGTTTCTGATGTAAATCTTGCAACTCTTGGTCTAAAGTCGAGAGTATCTGAGGATCTTATACCACTTGGTAAATAAGGTATATCTTTTTTATATCTTTCTTCATTATATGAGTCAACAGTATAAACATCACCAAGATCATTTGATGGCACACTGTAGTGATCAAATATGGCTAATAATTGATATGTTGGAATATATGAATCACTCTTTCTTACCAATCTTGAATAATCATAATATTGTTCTTTTTGACCTTTATCTAAAGTATATTGATTTGTGATATCTTGATAATCACCATTGTTAATTACCTGGATTGTTGATTTAATATTAGATTCCTGGAATTCTGCAATTTCACCAATAGAAAATCTATTTGAATTTAAATATACAATTTCAACTACAGTTGCAGAGGATCTAGTAACAATTTGTGCAAGTGCTCCACTAGTTTTTCCTAGAATTTTTTCACCTAAAATTGAAGACGTATTTAAACTTAAACCAGATGGAAATTGTAAAGAATCCAGAGTTGGTGATGAAGAGTTGTATGACTCATATACTGCTAAAACTTTAACAACATCGGGTAAATTTAAAGAAATTTCTTTATCTTGAATTCTTGTGCCGTAGTAAACACTAGTGCTCAATCCACTTGTAGTAGTAGAAACGCCAGATGAAATCTTTGTAATATTTACCTTTTCACTTCTCACATAATCTTTTTTCTTTTGTGTGATTCCATTCTTCCTGACAGTTGTATTAAATGTAACATTAGAAGATTGACTTGCTAAAAGCCCAGAAAATGCAATCTGAGACCCATTAGCGGAGAGAGTAACTTGATCAGAGGTTAGATCTTCAATGGTTCCGTTTGAATAAAATACAGAATATCTTTCTACGTCAAATGCTTCAAAGAATGCACTTGTAATTCCTGTTGTGCTTACGTTAATAGTTGCAGATCCAGATGCATTAGTTGATTGTTCTTTTATCTGACTATTAACAAGTAACGTTGAATTTGCTAAATTCACAGACGCTATATTATCTGAAGAAATCTTAGCGTACAATCCACCCGTGTCTCTAACTAATGGGTTACCAAGTGAAAAAGTAACCGATTGAGTTGCCGCTGGAAGACTGCCATCACATACGCCAGAAACACTAGTAACAGCAGTAAGAGTTAATGTTAATCCATCACTAGAGATTGCAGAAACTCTATTAAATGTTTCTGCAGATAGACTGGAAATTTGATATCTAATAATCGAATCTACTTTTATTCCAGTTTCTGCAAAATTACGACCTGGGCAAGTTGCCGCTCCTGCAGAAGTAATTGTAAGTTTATCAGTTAAACTAAAATTTCTTGGTAGAGACTTTTGCAAAACAGTATCTGCAACAAAATCAACTTTTAATTGAGATGTAAGTGCAGTTGAATCTTGATAAACTGATTTAACATCTTCAATTCCGAACGTTCTTACACTTACAATAGATCTAGAAATTTCTGTAGATTCATTAATTACAATTTGCTCTCCCGTAATAAATGTACCAGATGTTTGAATTAAAGTTAAAGTAGTTCCAGATGGACTTTCTGCAGCATATCCAAAGGCACCACTACTTACACCTCTAACATATGAAGTTTCTGGACAAGTTACAGATGAAAGTGATTCATTAACTGTTAAAACTGTATGTGTTTGAACATCAAATAAATATAGATCCCATTGAGATGAAGCATTTGAATATGAAGCGTCAGTTAAATTAAATGAATATACTCTTGCCTTTCCTATGAGTGTTCCTGTTCCCGCACTTGTTGAATTTTTTCTTTGATTAAAAAGATTGACTATATTTGTATTATTATCAATTCCAATGAATGGGGTTCCAGATACATTGTTGACTCTCATCAATGTCCCAAATTCAAATGGGACTAATGCAGATGATACGGACTCTTTATCTCTTGGTTTTTTTACATCTAGAATTGTAGTTTCAGTGCTTTCAATATCATAACCTCTAACATAAGCTTTTCCTGGAGATATCATGACCTCCATTAAATTTTCTGAAGGAGTTGCTAATTGTTGTGTTTTCTGTTCTGGTAAATAAACACCATCATTGGACTGTCTATCATTTAACGACTCTTTTACTTCAATTCCAAATTGATTTACAGAGTAATCTCCAGATTCGTCAAATGTTCTTTCTGCAAAGTAATCTCTAATATAACTGTATTGTGTTTTATTTTGTATTTTTTTAATTTGACCATTTTCAATTCTAATTAATTCTATAAATGTTTTATCATTAAAATCTGTTAATAGTTTTTTAGTTAATTTAGCTGATATTTTTAATCTATCTGCACCTGGTGCAGCATAATTTGAAAATCCCTTTGCATTATCATATAAAGTGATATCATCTTTTGCTGTGACAATTTCCTCAGTTACACTTAAACCAACTCTGTAAGAAGAATTACTCTTATATGCATCTAAGACAATTTTATCCTTAGATACATCTACAAATGTTCCTCTAATAAAATAAACACCTGCCCCAATACCCACTGATGTTCCTACTGATGTTGAATTGTTTGGAACAAGTGTTGCTATTGTATCACCAGCATTAACTGTTGTATTTCCATACGTAAATGATTCTTCGGTAATTAAAATTTCACCACTAGTAAATTGAGAAATTTGATTATTACTATCAGATTGTAAATATTTTACAAATAGTGTAAGGTCTGTAATTCCTTCAGATATAGACTTTTCCAGATACTTATCTACTACAGCAGTTATCCCCGAGGACTGACCTCTTAAACGCTTTCCTACAAGTTTACTAGCATAAACTACAACATCAATTCCTAAATGATCAGGATTTAATCTTACTGAAAAATATGCTGGATCATAGTTTACATTTCCAGGGATCACCATTGATCCCTCTTTAAAGATATGACTACCAAATGATTCTACTTGATTCTGTAGAATTGATTGTAAAGTTGTTAATTCCCTAGCTTGAACTGGATATCCTGGTTTGAATAAGACTCGATAGAAATTCTTATTCTTATCAAAGTCATCGTAAAAAGGACTTATATTAAGATTCGTTTTCTGTGGCATTTCTTAGAATTCCAGGATAATTTTAATGTCTTCTTTTTGTCTAGAATTTCTAGATATTTCAGGTCTATTATCAATGTAAATTATATCTCCTGACCCTTTATTTATCTCACGACTGGCAACTCCATTCGTAAATTGAGTTGCCAAAGAAATGATTTTATTTCCTGTTGGATTAGTAGTGATACCAGTAAATCCAGTGTCAATTGATCCTGAGAATCCACTATTACTCGTGATAACATTTGCACTGGATGTAAAATTTAATACCTTTGAATTAGTAGAGACTCCAACATAATCAGTGCTGTCATATGTTGTTGGATTTAAAAATAAAGATCTATCTTGAAAAAATTTAATAACCTTTGTTTCTGTGTCATATGAGGCAACGTATCCCTTAGCAGTTCCACCTGTTACTGATTGAAATATAACATCTCCAGGTGCAATATTTCCTAGTGTGGGAGTTCCAGTAAATTTGATTGCTCCTAGAGCTGAAAATTGATTTTCAGTAAATACGTTGGTTGATCCAATAGAAGTTGGATTTTTTACAATACCAATTTGAGAAAAATTAGTATTTGATGGAAAATCTTTAGTTGAATCGTCGAATCTTGCATAAACTAAAACTTTATCAGCACCTAATTCACGGTAAATGTCATGCCCATGACCTTTGGACGGTGGTATGATAGGTATTAACTTAGCTTTAGTTGAGGCACTTGCTCCTATTGATCCGAGATCAACTATTCCATAAGTATAATTTTTTCCACCCGATGAAACTACTGTATTTGTTATTTTACCACCAACGACATCAAGAATAACTTTAGCTCCAGTTCCATCACCAATAATGTTTACTTCTTGCCCAAGTCCATTTGAATATCCGTTGCCTTGATTATCAATATAAACTTTTTTTATTTGATTTTCGTTAACATCTGAATTACCATTATCTCTAACAGCAGATATTTGAGCATTAGTTGTTGTTGCCCAATCACTTGGTAAGGTAATATATTCTGTTGAATCAAATTTAATGATGTCGCTTGGAGAAACTGTAAAAAGATATTTCCAGACATATCCATCTCCACTTACTCCAGCAGCAGATGGTTCTAAATCTGTAAAAGTTGGTTCATCTAATGAGGCATTTCCTGTTGTTGAAATACCAGAAGATCCGTTACTGATACAAACATAAACTTTGAACTCACTATTCATTGCATAGTAATTAGCGTCATAGAGACGTGCTGAACCAGTAATTGGTGATAGATTATCTATGCTATAATCATGACGATACATCTCATACTTTGTCCCTCTTGCCCAATCAATTCTTCTGGCAAGTCTTTTTGCGTTGGCAGAAGTAACTTTTTTACCAAACAATATATTATCACTAACAAAACTTGTATAATTAAGACTATCTCTGGGATTTGGAGTATTAGTATCCCAATTAGTGGCTTTTCCAAATCCAGCAGCTGCTGGATTTGGAAGACCTACAAATACATAATATGAATTAGAGGTATTAGAAACAGAATCAACAAAATTACCTGCATTTAATATTCTAAATTGATCGGTTACAATTGCCGCCATATTAATTGTTTTTTTCTATATTTATACTATCCGAGATCTTTTTTAAGAGCACCACTATCTCTTAATCCATATCCTCGTCTTTGAATAGATGGGAAGGTTGTTAATCCAGAATCAACTGTAAGACCAGTTACACCTATTGAAATTGGAGATGAAGATCTACTAAATCCTGCTAGTCTTCCCCAGGAGAATCTACCACAGATATTTGTGGTTGATCCTGTAGTCCCCAATCCGACAACACTGGTCGTTGAAAGAATATCTGCAGTGAATGATGCATTACTACCACTAGAAGTTAAATTTTTCACTATGTAAACATTGTCTACAAAGGTGGTTCCAATGCCTACTTTAGAAGAGTCGGATCCATTTACTGAAGTTACTCCACTTCCAACAACAGTTTCATGAATGAAAATTGGATAACCATTTGTTAATCCAGTAAAACTTGTGGCATTTAAGAAGAACTTGAGAGCAAGAGGATGTAACCCAGCTCCCACAGTGCTACCCGTGCTTGTAGTTATACCCGTTACAATTCCTGAAAATCCTTGAACTAAAGTAATATTTGAAATATTTTCATAAGTGGTATTTGTTGTTGGTGCTAAAACTTGTGGAGGTCTTGAGTGAGTATAACCAAATCCAGGATTGGTTATATTTGCTGTTCCACTTAATGCTCCATTTACAACTGGAACTGTTGCTGTTGCTGTAGTTCCAATGCCTGTACTAATTACCGCTAGAGATGAACCAGCCCCTATTGGTGCTGAAATTTTAACAGTTACATTAGATCCAGTGTATCCAGAACCTCCATTTGATATAACTAAAGAACTGACTGTTCCAGCTGCAGAAACAATCGCTGTAATTGCAGCTGCAACTGGATCTGTAGATCCTTGGACGATAATTGCATCTACATCAGCAATTACAATAGCAGATTCATTTTCTTCATAATTAAAGAATTGAGCATTATCAACAAATAAATCAGAATCAACTATTGATAAATTACCAATAATTTTAGCAGTTGGATAAACTAAAGATTCAATAGAATCTCGGGACTTAGAAACTTCCTCTCCACCAAGATTTTTGTCAACTTTTTGTTTAATCCAATCAAATGGTCTAAAAGAGGTTTCACTAATACCTAGGCCACTATAAATGTTAGTTTCAATTTTATCAGATGTTGCAATATTGTAAATAACTCTTTCACTTTGAGCAACGACGCTCGCATTTTTTTGTAAAACTACACTGTCACCAGATTTTATAGTCTCATTTATATTTACAGATACACTATCTGTTCCTCTTTTTCCTCTATAGAAAAATATAGAAATATTATCATTTAGAGTTGGAGCAGTTACAAATATAAATGAAGTTCCACCTTCGAATTGATAGTGAACTCCTGGTTCCTGTATCACACCATTGACAAATATTAGTAATACTGCATTTAAATCTATTTCTGAAGATGCGTCAGTTTCAAAACTTAGTAATTGACCATTATATAAAAGTGGGAAACGAGTTCTTGTACCATTCTGTAAGCTTGCAATGGAATCAATAAAATCTAACTCACCAAATTGCCAAGCAGAGAATGAATCTGTAAAAGTATTTAAAATTGTTAATTCAAAATCTTGTAAAGGTGCTGCTATATTTCTATCTGTTACTAATCCAACTGGTTTAATAACATCACCAACTCTAAATCCATATCCTGGTCTAGAAATCTTAAATGATTTTACTTCAAATAATGTAGATCCAATTCCAGTTGTTGAACTAGCACCAACATCTAAACTTATAAGTAATCCTAATCCAGTTTGAGTTGTTGTTCCAATTCCAAGTCTAGAAACTCCAATCACTGAAAGATTTTCATAATTTGGTTCCGAAACAAAGATTTTTGGATTAACGTATCCAGTTCCACCAGAAACTACATTAAAAGATAATGTTCCTCCAGCACCAACTGTAGCAGTGATATTAGCAGCAGTTCCCGAATGACTAGAATCAGTAATACCAATGGAAACAACACCACGATATCCAGATCCAACAATGTCTGTTGTTCCCAGTCCAACTGATGTAATAGCACCACCAGACACAACTGCAGTTACTGATGCACCAACAAGAGGAGCAAATCCCAATCCAGAAGTAGATCCTAGAGAAACAATAACTCCACCTCTTGGCAATTGATTACTGTTAACATCATAATCTGATAATATTAATTCATTATTAGTAGATGTTATTCCTGTAAATACGACACTTGAAATACCAGAATTTTCAATAAAACTGTAATTATTTCCTGTATTATTTGAAGTTGTTGGTGTTTGGAAAACATTATTAATGAATAGAACACCGCTACCAGTTTCTATGCCCGTTGTATTAATACCCTGAACAGTTAATGTATAAGTTTTACCAATACCAGTGAACGACTTTGAAATATTGTCATAAATTTGATTTGTAGAATAATCTTGTCTTAGATAAACTCTCCCTCCAAATGAGGACTTTACGTGAGGAATATTACTATCATCAATAAGTTGAGCAGTATTTCCTCTTGGAGCCTCTGTGAAATGTGCCTTACTACCTACAATATTAAACGCTCCAAGATGAACTCTAACAACAGAACCATCTAAGTGAGAAGTTGCTGTTGTTCCAACAAATCCTCTTGTTGTTTCAACAATATTAAATGTCCCTGTCCCTGTAATTGGGCCAATTGAAGTTGTTCCAAGACCAACAGAATTGACTTTTACAAATTCATCGTCAATTTTTAGTATGTCACTCGGTAAAATTGAAGAAATACCTGATATTGCAAAGAATGTTGAAGCAGATCCTACCTGACCACCATTATTAGTTAGTACATAATTTATAGGTGTAAAAGTAATAGGACTTTGTACGACACCATCTACTGAAATGACAGTTTTTTCCATCTTCTTGAACATTTCAAGAGTATGAGCATTTCCACCACCATGTGAAGTGAATGTCAAATTTGTTCCAGCAAGAGCATTGACTCTACTTGAAGCAAGTTTAAACTCATTCTTATTAACTCTAATAGCGTATACTTCAGTGGAAAGACCAACTCCACCAGAAGTTTCAATAGATGTCCCTGCTACACCTGTAAACGTAGAACCTGCCTCATAAATTAATCTTTCACCAGTATTAAAGAAGTGATTCGCAATTGTAAATGTGCCTGTGCTTAAATTTAAAATACTAGAGTTTGATGGATTAAATGTTTTTTCAAAAATGGGAGTTCCGAAATATTTTAAATCAAAATCTTTTTTATTAACTCTATCCCCATTGAGTGAATTATAAAGAGATAATATTAATTTTTCTGTCATCGGTCCATAAGAAAGTTGCTCTGGAATATTCAAGAGATCTAAATCAGTTTGAATAATTTCACTATAAACTTGAACACTAACATTACCCGAAACTCCAGAATCTGGATAAAACTTAAGAACTAAGTTTGATCCACTATATTCGGATCCAAAAGTTCCAATTCCACTTGTACTTCCAATAGAAAGAAATGGATATTGTACGATATACGTATCAGTATTATCGTGGAGTGTTAATAATTGGTGCAGTGCTGATGTGTTTCCATATCCAACCTTTGCAATAGATTTTATTGTAGTTACGTCTGACTTACTAACTGAAATAATGGTAGATATTCCAGAAGAAACTGAATAATTACTTTGCAATCTTGCAGATTTTTCATCTCCGTCTGGTTGTCCAGATGCTTTAAATCTATAAGTTCCTATTCCAGTTGCAGTAGTTCCAAACCCAACTACTTTTGATCTAACTAATATTGAATTACTTTCTGTATTTTGGAATTTTAATGAAAGAACTCCAGAACTTATATTGGAAGTAAATGTCCCTATAAATCTGTCTGAAGTTTCAGAATTTTGATCATTATCAAAGTAATATTCGGTGATATATGTATTTGTATCATCATGATCAACATACAGTTCTACATATGTTCTTTCTGAAGATATTGAATTTACAACCTCAACATTTGCAAACAAAGATTCTGTTGAGGAAATTTGTCTTTCAATAATGCTAACTGTAGATCCAACACCCACTATATTATTAGATGCAATTAAATCAATAAATCCCACAGATTGCGTGTTAATTCCAGATAAAGCACTATTAAAATTATTTTTAATTATTTTAATATCATAATCAAAGTTAAAAGGATCATTAGGTGTAAATCTCAAAGAAAGATTATTGGTGCTTGAGAGATTTGCAGAAATTTCACCAATTTTATCAATACCACTATAAATAGAAGATTTTTCAAAAGTAATTATATCTCCAGATACCGAAGGTAAAGTTATAATTTCAGTTGACTGTCTTTGAGAATTAATTGGACTTACTATCTGAACTAAAAATCTAGAATAACCATCATTAATATCATATTGATCAATATCAATATAAGTATCACTATCTTCTTCATTAGAGAACTGTAAACTAACATCATCAATACGAAGAACTCTGTTAGTGATACAGTTGATAAAATCAGATAATTTTTTATTTTTTAATTTTATAAATTTAGATTTATTTGAAGTTACATCAACGTCAATACCAAAGTCAAAGTTATTAATTACATCTACTCTATTTTGATTAATAATATCTACAAGAGCAACTGAAGTTGACCTTGTAGTTGTGCCAACTGAAACTGAACTCGTGCTAGTAATTCCAGTATCGGCAAAGTTTTTAAGTCCTGTAGTATGGACAAGTCTATTTACAGAATTAACTAATTCTTCATATTCTATTGGACTTTGAACTGTGTAAGATAGATTTTGATAATAATCATTGTCTGGTGTTACTTGATAATCTTCACTGAGTTTACCAATATCTGTTGACCAACCGAAGTTTTTCTCTAAAGAGTAATCTATTTTAAATATTGCCTTATTTTCCTCAGATGATTTAATAGTTGCTACAGTTCCTGAATCTTTCCCTAAAATAACATCACCCTCTTCCAGTTCATAAGTTCCATAAACTTTAAGTAAATCATTAAGATTTTCTGTGACTATCAGATCTCTTTCAATGTATAGACCATTGTTCTCTGTATAAATTTTTTCTCCTACAATAAAGTTTAAAGGAGTTTGAGTTACATTAAATGATGGATAATTTACTTTTCTTATAATTGAAGCAAATGAGTTTTGATTTGTTACTGCGATACCTGCATTTGTTGCATATTGTGAAATACTGAATTCAACTTCAGCTGGATTTGTGTTTCTATATGCAGTTACTGGGAAGAAATGATAATCATAGTTCTCAGAATTAAATCCTGTTCCAGTTGTTCCTAACTTTCTAATCCCTTCCACAAATACTTCATCACCAACAAGGAAAGCATCAGTCGTAAATCCTAAAATAGGAGTTGATAAGACACAAGTGATAATTCCTGCAGGGGATGAAATACAACTATTAACTCCAACACCGTTCGTATTGTTAATTGTATAAACTTTATTTTTAACCTCAGATAATCCCTTAGGTGCTTGAATAATATTGACTGAGGAAACAGATGATCCTTGAATAGAGGACTCTAAAATACCTGTATTATATGCCTCACCTGTATCAGGATTAACGATAATTAAATCTGGTGGAGTTGTGTATCCAAATCCACCAGAAATAATATTAATATCAGTGATGGTATTTCTATTAATTATAGTTAAATTAGGAGAAACATAAACTTCAGGATTTAAAGTTTTGTCTACAGAGAAATCAAATCCAGGGTCATTAATAAAAATTTCATTTATTCTTCCGATAGTTGTAGAAACTGGAATAATGTCAGCATTGGATCCCTCTGTTGATGCAATACTTACAAACTTTGGAAGTTTCTTATAATTTGACCCAGGAGAGGTAATCCTCATCAGATCAACTCCACCCCTAGCACTTGATGAGTTTGTGGAATATTTTAGAGTGGATGTTAAAGATTGATTGTAATTGTATGATTCTGGATTAGATTTTAAAGATATTTGGAACGTTGTTGATCCGATTCCAGATACTGTGTATTCTCCATTATAAGCACTATCGACAAATGTAATTTGAGAATTATAATTAACTTCCTTATCGGATGTTCCTATAAATCCAGATTTTTCTAAAGTGTAAAATAGTTTAGATGGTAAATTATCAGAATAATTTAAGGTAACTCTTGCAGTGGATGCTACTCCAACAGTTGCAACTCCAATAACACTAAATGTATTGGTAGATCCTATAGAAATTAATTCATTATTAAAATCTTTATCATAGTATATTTTGAATTTATATCCAGTCAGAGAGGAGTCCGATACATTAAATACTAGATTATTATTTTTTATAACTTTTAATTCTGGATTTATTTTAGAAATTTCTTGAGATGCGCCGCCAGTTGAAGCAAAACTAACAATCGATGGTGGGGAAGAAACAGAATCATAGTAAGTATTTGTTAGATTTATTCTATTATCATCTATTCTATAAACATAATAAGATCCAGTCTCTAACCCAGAAACAATCAGATCTGATGCATTATAGAAAATTTTATCACCTGTTTTTAATTTATGAGATGTAAGTTGTATTTCATTAGATGAAGTGTTTATTGATGTGGATCCAAATCCAATTGGATTAATTAATAGTTTATCATTCTGTGAATTATATTTCACATTAACAAACGTTGATGTTCCGATTCCAACAGATTGATTTGACTTTAAAGACAACTGAATGACATCACCATTACTTAGTCCATGATCAGTAGATACTGCAATTGTTGATTTTATTTTTTCAATTTTAGCAGTTGCTTGAATAAAATTAGATTCTAGTGAGTATTGATAGTCTGTACTATCGCCATTAGAAATAAATGATCTAAAATATAAACCATCCGTATTTGTTGTCAATCCAACTTGCGTACATAGTCCAATATAATCCTTTGATTTATTAATTACATGTAAAGTTTGAGAGTTTCCACTTAGTGGTAAATTAAATGTTGCACTTGTTTCTGTGCTGGAAACCGAAATTGGTTGAGTTCCAGATACTCTTCTGAATATTACTTCTTGATTTGTTTTAAATGGATGATTTGGAAGATAAATGCTCTGAGTCGGTATTGAAATTGATTTAATTACATCTCCAAGAATATAATTAGCAGAAACACCGATTCCTGTTGTTTGGCCTATCCCAACAGACTGTTGTGGATTAAAATAAACTTTATCATCTAACTTTGAATCAAAGTATGGTGTTTTAAGAGGAATTGTAAATCTACCAGTAATTGTTGTGACTTCTGTAGATACTGTATGTGCTGATCCTACTACTCCTCTAATAACTCTAATAATTTTATTTTCTGGAAATAAATTAAGGACAGAAAGTGTTTCGGTTCCGATTGCAACAGTTGATCCGACGGAAAGATTTACTGAAATATTGGAGACATAAATGTCAGTAACTAAACCAGATGTTGCATTACTTGGTACTTGTTGAATAAGATATGTCTTTTCGGATGACACTCCAATAATATGAGAATCTGTTAATCCTTTAATAAAAGTAGAAACTCCAGATATAATAACACTATCTTTATCTAATAAAGTGTGATAAGGATCAATATGCAGAGAAATTTGATTTGGGTTTTCCCAAATAACTGATGCTGATTGATAAGTTTCAACTGTTGTATTTAAATTTACAATTTCTTTTCCAGTAATGGAAAATACATAAGCACTTAATCCACCACCATTTGTATCATCACTATTAAATGATGCAACATCTCCAACAGCGTATTTTTCACCATCTTCATTAATAATAAAATCTAAAACAGATCCCTTACTTACAGATTCTATAGTTGCACTTTGTAGTAATATTTCGTTTGGTTCTGAGATAAAATCATTATTAGAGTTAATATCAGAAACTTTATATGGAAAAGTATTTCTAATTAATTTAGAATTGTTAAAATCAAATGACTGATCTAAACTTTGCGTTATCGGTAAAGATCTATATGAATCACCAATAAAATATGGAAAATTAGCGACTAATGTATTAGTTGCAGTATCAGTCTTGATTCCTGCATAATATGCATATACACCTTGAGGGAAATCTGGTGTTCTAGCAAATCTACCATTATATTGGTCTAGATTACCAGAATTGTTAAATTTATAATCTTCTACAAAAAATCCAGCAGTAAATCCTGATGGTCTATCAATAACATCTGATGATGAAAGAATATATCCAGAATTTAAAAATGTTAAAGGAGAATTGGTGTTATTGGGATCTGTATATGCGTAAGATCCATAAATTGGATTTCCATCATATGCCCATCCAATAATTGGAGAGTGTTGACCACCCTGATCATTAAATGCACTCTGACCAATTTGAGTTGAATATCCAACTAATCCATATTGAATTCCCTCTGTAGTCCCAGAAAGAATTTCATTTCCAAACCTAGAGTGATTGTTAACTGTAAGTCCTCTTACAAGAGTTTCTGCAATTGCATTAGAACCAACAGATGTTACTTTGATTGCTGCATCTGAGGTGTACCCTCTTCCCCCATTTAATACTACTACTGAGGTTACTTTTCCACCACTCACTATTGCTCTTAACTTTGCACCAGTAGCGCCTGTAGTACCAACACCGACTACAGTTAAATCTGGTGCTGAAGTGTACTCAGTGCCAGAATTAGTAACTTGAGCTCCAATTATTATTCCATTAGATATGAATGGTTTTACTTCTGCACCTTTTCCAGACTTAATTTTTACACTTGGATTTTTGTGAAAGTTTAAAATTGTTGATCCATAACCTGTTCCTGCTTCATAAAGATATAGATCAACAATTTTACCTCTAACAAGAGGGGTTGCTGTTATAATTCCTGTTACACCATCATACTCTGCATTTATTGTTAGTGTGATATCTGGATAGGCAAAGTTTTGATGTCCAGATCCAGTAGAAGTTATATTTACGTGCTTTCTCTTAGTATAATTTTCAGTAATAGTTGCTGCAACGCCAGCATTTGCTAGTCTAAACTTATTATTATTTTCTCTTAAAATGTAGTAACTCAGTGAGGTCGATAA